CGATCATTTTTTTTGGGATGGACAACAAACATTAAAGTATGATCAAAATTTTCAACCTTCCTTACTAATGTTTGTCACCCCATGAAAAATAAAAATTTTCTAGAACACTGAACATCGATCATTTTTGGGGATGGACAACAAACATTAAAGTGTGATCGAAATTTTCAACCTTCCTTACTAATGTTTGTCCACCATAATGATCAATCCCTCCTTCTCCATATGTAGTGATGACTCAAAATGATACCCTCTCCCACGATGGCACAAGCCTTGATGAAATCTTCGAGGCTCATACTGTAAAAAAAGAATAAAATTGCCTTAAGTTGGGATACGCTGTGTCCTGTGTCGAGTAAGAAATGGAGGGGGTGCGTAAATATCACAACGATGTTAAGCGTGTGCTCATACGCGAGGTCACTCGGAGGGACGATCACGTCTTGGACGTGGGTGCGGGATTTGGTGGCGACCTTCAGAAGTGGTCACAGGTGGGGGCGAGGGTGAACATGTGCGATCCCGAGGCCACGGCCCTCGAGGAGGCGAAGCGTCGGGCGAAGGCGATGAGTTTGTCGGTGAACTTCTACCACGGTGACATCCAGGCGTGTCCTAAGAGAAAGTTCGACGTCATCTGTTACAATTTCTCTTTGCAATACGTGTTCGCGACGGAGGACCTTTTCCACAAGACTCTCCGTGGGATTCGAGACCGGGCGCGACCTGGCACGCGTTTGGTGGGTGTCATCCCGGACAGCGACAGGGTGTTGCGACGCACCCCTCTCAAGATGTCTGACGGGAGTTTCTTCCTCACGAAACCGGGTGAGAGTGGGTACGGGGGATTCGGGGAAAAACTCTTCGTCTACCTCGCGGACACCCCGTACTACACCGAACGTGGGCCGATGAGCGAGCCGGTGGCGTACAAAGACCTCCTCGTCACCCACCTCGAACGTTTAGGATTTAGATTGCACGCGTGGGAACCCATCGGTGGGGAGGAGGTTTCACAATTCTACAGTAAATTTATCTTTGTATACAGTAGGAAATGATGATTGCATTTTTAATCTTAGCGCTCATCAACGTTTGGGTGCTTTCGACGACTCAGGACCCACCGCATTTGGTGGAGGTGAAAGAGCGCTACGCCCGTCTGCGTCACCACTTGCGCGGACACGAGACGTTCGGTCGCCTCGCCCACCCGATCCCGATCACCGCGGTACACCGCATGAGTGGTGGCGTGGCGTACAACACGAACAAGGGTTCGGAGATTTGCATTTGTCTTGATGGCACCCCGAACCAAATATTTCACGTGCTTTTGCACGAATTGGCTCACTGCACGGTGCCTGAATACTCTCACTCGGAAAAGTTTTGGAAAAACTACCTTCGACTGAGAGACATCGCCGTTGAGATTGGCGTGTACGATAGAATAGGGGGCAAACAAAAGTTTTGTGGTGAACACGTGAGTGATGATTAAATCAGTTCTTCACGAGATAGCCCTTCGTGACGTAGAAGATCACACCGGCGACGGCGCCCGTGGCGGCCAAACCCACCATCGATCGAGACCCGGCCTCGTTCAAAAACTTGGGCACGGATGTCACCAACTTGTCCTGGACTGGTTTGGAGATCGCGGCCGCGGCGCACGCGGCGACGAGCAGTGTGGTCAACTGATCGTCCGTGAGGTTGAGCGGGTTCTTCGACTCCGCGACCTGGGGCGCTTGTTGTTGTTGCGGTTGCATCATCATCCCACCCATGGCCATTTGCGTCTGCGGTGGGGCCTCGTGCATCATGCTTTGCATTCTCGGTTGTTGTTGCATGGTCGGCGGTTCGAGGGGCATCATCTCATCCCCACCCAAGACGTCGTGAATGGGCGTACTGTCCATCATGGTGTTTTGTTGTAAACGCACATTTTTTTCATTGTCATCGTTCCGCACGAACGAAGTCGACGCGTTGCTACTCCCCCCGTTTTGCACCGGTGGTGGGGGAGGTGGTGTCTGTGGTGGGGGCGCAGCCTGTGTAGGTGGCTCTATGGGCACGTACCCCTCGCCATCGTCGTTCAAATTCAACGCCTGGATATCCGTGGACATTTAATTGTACCTTAGGTTTTTGCATTCGTCTGTGAACGCACTCCTACTTTTTTTTCGTCACCGTGAGTGCGGTCTTCTTGGTCGCTTTTTTCGGGTCCACCTGAGGGTCGGAATCGTATTTCGGGTTGTACATTTTCTTGTGCATGGCCCACATCGCCCGCGACCCCAACTTGAACGGTTTGTGTTGCGGGGCTTTGTACCAATACACACAGTCCGTGATTTTATTACTTCTTTGGGTGTTATCGAGGACGAGACATCCGAAATCTTCCGTGACCGCATCCATGATTTTGTTGAACATGTCAAAAGTTGGGATGACCCCGAAAAAGTTCTTCCATAGTTTCTCCCGGTTTTGGAGAATGTTCTCCCTGAGGACAAAAACATAGTCTATATTTGACCTCAAGGCAGGTTGTATGTCCATACAATATTGCATGCACAGCATGAAGAAAATCCCCCAGTGACGACCATTCATGAAGATTTGTCTGATGCACGTCTCTCGGAGATTTTTTGAATCGTACATCACGTCGTCGAGAACCATGAAGACGTTTTGTTTTCTCCCCCCTTTGACGAGTTTTCTTTGCCTTTCGATGACCCTCTCTATGGCTTCTTTATCAAAGTCTGGATAGATGAACAGGTCGGGAACGAACTTGCCGTACCACCCGTTCCCTTCCTCTGTCCCGCTCAACACCACCCCGGATGGGATGTGTTTCTTGAAACTCATCAGGTGTCGTGTCAAAAAACTTTTTCCTGTGTTGCGTTTTCCAATCAGCACGCACACTCGGTCGTCTGCAATCTTAGAAGGATCGAATTTCTTGAGTTGCAAATTCATCTAACATTGTACATTATAATTATTGTTAAAATTTTACTCACTTACTAATAGTAATATGGCTGGACGCCTGGAATTAGCGACTACTGGTCTGATCGATCAGTGGCTCACAGGCGAACCCTCGCGCTCGTTGTTTTTGAGTCGATTCCGTCGCCACACGCCGTTCTCCATCGCCTCGGTGGAGACCCCATTCGATGGGAATCCCGTGGATTTCGGTCGCACGGTGAGTTGTCGGATTCCACAAAACAAGGGTGACCTCATTCGAAACATGACGGTGAAAGTCACGTTGACCGACCCCTCCCCGGATAACTTTGGGAAGAACGACAACTACTACCCCCCGAGCGTGTGTTCGCACATGGTGGAGTACGCGGATTTAGTCATCGGTAACCAAGTGATTCAGCGCTTGACGGGTGAATTCATTTACATGTACAACCAATTGTGGCACAACTCGGACGACGTGGAGCAATCGATTTATTTTCTGAACGGCCACGGTAATTTCCTCACGTATTCCGACCGCACGTACACTTACTACATGGAGTTGCCTTTTTATTTCCACCGAAACAGTTCGTTGGCCATCCCCTCGTGTGCGCTGACGAAACAGTTGGTGGAGGTCCGACTCACCCTCCGCCCTTTCAGTGAGATGCTCTTCATGGGTGGCGCCCTCGTGGCCCCGGACAGCACGGTGGCGACGGGGCAGATTCGTAACTTGTCCTTGGACACGGAGATGGTTTTCTTGGGTGCCGAGGAGCGCGCGTACGTGATGAGCAGGCCGATGGAGTACCTCATCACGCAATTGAGCGTCTCGCAATTCGATTTGAAAGCCGGGGAGACCGAACGTTCGGTGCTTTTGAAATTCCAAGGTCCCGTGCGTGAGATGTTTTTCGTCTCCCAGTCGGTATACGCGGAACAGAAAAACCTGCCCAACAACTACAACACCATCAAGCGCGTTGAGTTGCGATTTAACAACGAGGTCGTGTTCGACAGGGACACTAAATACCTGACGTGGGGGGTGCCTTTCCGTGGGCACGTGAACCAACCCTCGGACGAGTCCTACATCACCACGGAAGTCGACGACGAGGATCCGTCGAACGTGTACGGGGCGGGGCTGTTCTCTCACAGGATCAAGAGTGATTTCGGGATGTACAGTTTCGCCAAGAACCCACAGAACCCCGAACCCTCGGGTCACGTGAATTTCAGTCGCATCGCTCACAAGATGCTTACGGTGGAGATCGTCCCTCGATTCGCCGGGTACGACAATAAAGTTCGCGTGTACGCGACGACGCAAAACATCTTGGTCGTCGCAGGGGGTGTGGCTGGTTTAAAATTTTAAATCCCCCATATTATTAGAAGATGGCTGGTAGAGTGCAACTCCAGACCTCTGGTGGTCCGAGGGAAAAACATTTCACCGCGAACCCAGAGTTCAGTTTCTACAACAGCGTCTACCGTCGAACTTTGTCGTACAGCAAAGAGACGTTCGACGTCGAGGCGGACAACGTCCCTGATTTCGGTTCCAGGGTACGATTTAGGCTTCCACAAAACGGTGGGGACGTCCTCACGAACTTGGCGTTTCGCCTCAGACTCCCCGCGGTCACGGCGACGTATGGATGGATCGAGAGCGTGGCGCACGCCCTCGTGGAGTGGGTGGAGATTCAAATCGGTGAGGTCCCGGTGCAGCGTCTCACGTCGGATTTCTTGCAGATACACAGCGAACATTACGTCACGCAGACGAAACAAAAGGCTCTGTACAACCTCATCGGGAAATACCCCGAACGAAGCGCCGACCTCCCGGTGTCGTCTCGAACGATTTTGCACCACCTCGGTGGCGCTTCCGGGGAGACGGATTGGCGTTTCGACATTCCTTTTTGGTTCTACGGCCACGAGCGTTGGGGCCTGCCCTTGTGTGCGATACTAAACAAGGAGGTGCACGTGGTGGTGAAACTTCGCGACGTCGGCCCACTGGTGCAATACGACAACGGGGTGTTCATGCAGAGACCTGACGTGAGTTCTTTGGATTTGCATTTGAAGGAGTTCACCCTCGAGGCCGAGGTGGGGTGGGTCGATGGACCGGAAAGGATTCGACTTCAAAACACCTCCACGGATTTCGTCATCACCCAAATCCAACAGGAAAGTTTTTTCATCGACGCCGGGGAGACCGAACTTAAGGTGGCGACGCAATTCGTGCACCCGGTGAAAGAATTGTACTTTGTGATTCAGAGGGAAGACCTCGGGCAGTTGACGACGCCGTATTACTTTTGCAGCCCTTTCGATTACGACAACATCGTGGAGACGAACGGTGCGGACCCGGCTGTTGAGTACGGGAAGTTTAAGGATGGCGAACTCGTCCTGTTCGAACACTTGCGCACGTTGAAGATACGCCTGGACGACGACGTCATATTGGATGAGATCACGGGTGGGGTGAACTTCCTGAAGGCGGTGCAGAGTGGCATCCATCACAGCAAGACGCAATTGATTCGTCGTTTCTATTCGTACGCGTTCGGGTTAGACCCGGAACACCCGCGCCCCTCGGGGTCGGTGGATTTCACCCCGATACGAAACCAAGTGTTTGAATTTACCCTCAACCCTAACCCGGATTTCAAGAGAAACGTTCGAATTTATGCCTTAAGTCACAACATTCTTCGTGTCAAAGAAGGCGACGCGCACGTCTTATTTCAATCTCGATGATGAAGACTGGTTTCGGTGAATCGTCGGGTGCGTACGAAAACGCCCAACTCGAAGCCTTGTACGGCATCCTGAACCCGGTGTTAGAGAAAAGTGTCATCATCGCGAGCCACTACGCCAAGCATTGCGGGAGGGACGTCCTCCTCGCCCAGGATTGGATCGCGGCGATGAAATACTGCGCCATGCACGAGGTCGGTAAACACACCGGTTCCATCCTCCCAGAAGGTGACGACGACGACGACGGTGGTGACATCGACATCGCGGAGGACTCGGACATCCCTTGGGTGGCGTACACAGGGGACGATCCCACGTGCGTTGCCGTGAACGAGGCTTTGACGAGGTGGTCCGAATGGACGCCCACGAACCCCGCGGAAGAGATGTTGAAACATGCTGTAGAAAAATGCGAATTGTAAGTAATGGACAACACCCATAAACCGTGGGAGCCACAGGGGTGGGATGCTTCGGAGCGCCCCCTCAAACTCGTTGTCTCAGGGGAATCTTCGTCCTCAGATGATGATGAAGAGGAAGATGAAGAACCTCTCATGAAGACCAGGACGCGTGCGCCGCCGAAATATAAGACCCTCGTTGTAAAAGAAGAACTCCTCCCGGAATAATTTTCTCAGAATACAGTACAATAATCATGTCCGCCACCGAACAGATCCAAGTCGTGACCTCCCAACTTTCCGAGCAATCCTTGAACTCTCTCGTCGCGGGTTTCTCCTTCGCGGCTGCGATGTCTTGGAACGACGTCGCGCGATACGTCATCACCCGCCTCATCCCGGGTCAGCGCAACACGGGTATCCAGTTCACGATGACTGCCATCCTCACGACGCTCCTGTCCATCCTCGTCTTCCTCATCGTGTCTCGTTACGCGAAGGTCACGAAGCCGAAGCAACCGCTCTACGCGATCGCCCGCTAAGCGCCCACAGGACGACGACACCAGCGAACACTGTAAACGCGATCGGGATGTATTTATCCCAATCATCCCACTCATAAACGTTCTTTCTTAATTCAGGAACGCTTATGGGCGGTGGTAATTCCCCGATGATTTTTTCCTCCACTTTCGGGAGTCCCACCAATTTATCGGTGCTCCCCTTGATTTTCAGTTTCACGGCGACGTCTCTTTCGTCGAAATCCAATGGCACCAATTTATTGTTTTCTTTGTACAGCCACTCGATTTTCACGCTCTTCACTTCCCTCTGTGGACCCGCGGTGAATTCGTGACTGACGGCGTCGTCGTTCCCGTAGAAGACGTAGAAGGGTTGCTTGGAGGACGAGGACGTGTCGACGTCGTTGTTCATGAACGACCCGGTGTAGTACGGGGAGTGCGCGTACACGTCTTGATTAAACGCGTCCGAACCACTCGACACTTTGAGCACGAACGTCTTCGGGGCGTGAAATATTTCGGGTGTCCCACTCGTGAGCGTCCCCCCGGTGGAGGTGACGTCGGAGGCGTTGAAACCGAAAATTTGGTTCGGCGTCGTGCGTTCCCACACGTTGGACGACCACCCGTCCACGCCGGTGTTGAAATTGAGACTGAATTCGTGCGTGGTGCCGACGTTGGAGAAGACGAGTTTCCCCCCACTGTCGGCCACCTGGTCTATGGTTTTACACCCGGCGCTGTCGATGAGGGTCTGGAGTTCCGAGGCTAAATTCGTGAGGGTGTCCAAGTTACCGCTCGTCGGGTCGATGGTGACGTCGTACGTACCCTCGTCGTCTTCCACGGTGAATTTGTTGTTCGAGTCGTGAAACACTTTCGGGCGGGGCAGGCGCGCGGAGACGACGTCGAGGTGGGTGACGTTGTAAATCGGTGTCTTGAGGTCGACG